GCCGACCTCCCCGAAGGCGCGGGCAACTACTCCTGCTCGGTCCGCATCACCCTTTTCTCCAACGCCGACGACACGACCCTTGCCGACCACCGTGCCCGCTGCGCCGCCCTGTCCGGCAATATGCGTGACCTGACCAGCATCAAGGCCGCCTTCGTGACCAGCACCGACGCGACCTGCTATGACGTGACGATCGGCTCCGAAGACGAGGGTATCGACGAACGCTCCTGGGCGACGGCTTTCTCCTTTGACGTGCTGGTGGTCCTGCCTGCCGCGTAACCTTCCAAAGCCCGCAAATACAAACGCCTAACCCTCTAAAAATTTACCCCCCCTACCCGTGGCTTCTATCTCTAACGGAACGACCTGCATCTACGGAGTCGCAGGCACTGTCTCTAACCTCTTCGTGCAGAGCTATAGCCTCTCGTCCTCGTTCAACTCCGAGGCCATGGTCGTCAGCGAGGCCGGCCTTACCGTCACCCACCGACTGGACGATCGCAAGAGCGAGATCACCATTGAAGGCATCGCCAAGACCTCGTCCATGCCGACCCTCGGCGCGACCATCTCCTTCACGGTCAACACTCTCTCGGCCTATCCCTCCGGCTCTGCCTCGGCTTCCTTCGCCGGCGTCGTGACCAAGGTTGACGATAAGGGCTCGAACAAGGGCTTCACCTCCGTGTCCATCACGGCGGTCGACTTCGAAGGCATCACCTACGCGTAATTGACTTCCCCGCAAAGGGGGTAGCATCGAGGGAGTGGACCGACGCTTCCTGAACGCATTCATCGACCCAGCGCCTTTCAGGTTTCTGGGTCGAACTCTTTATCCCTGGTGCCTCAAGTACCGGGTGCGCCTGTCGGCCTTCAAGTCCCCGCTGGTCTATGGCGACCGCAACATCACACCCGCCGACCTGATACTAGCGGTCAAGTTGTGCGCCGAGGAACCCATCGGCAAGTTCGGCATCATGGACTCGTGGCGGGTCATCCGGCTCGAGCAAGACCCCAAGGAGTTTCAGCGCCTGCTGGCTATCTTCTCTCAGTACATCCTTGTCGGGCATTGGCCTAAGTTCTGGGAGCAGACCAAGACCAAGGGCGGCAACACGGGCAAGGGGGTGCCATTCGAGCTGGCGACTGTGACCAACCTGATCGCCAACGGCATCGAGGAGAAGCGGGCATGGGAGATGCCCGAGTGCCAGGCCATCTGGCTAAGTACGGCCTTCGGCATCCGCAACGGGGCGGACGTCGCCGTGATGTCCCCGGAGGAGGAAGCCTTCATGGCGGAGGAGGAAGCCAAGGACGCGGCGGCAGCGGCTTCCAATCCTGCAAAGGAAACACCCGACCAAGATGGCGCAATCCCTGGAGCTTAACATCAAGACGACCTCCGACGTCCCGCAGGCGACGGAGAAAGCCAAGGAGGCCATCGCCAGCCTCGAGAAGCGTGCCGCTTCGGCGAAGGTCAGCCCGATGGCTAACGCGGTCGAGCAGACCACGGGCAAGGCTACTTCAAACATCGGCGGTCAGTTCGAGAAGATTGGTAAGACTTTCGGGAACACAATCTCATCCGTCTTCCTTTCTTTCGCTGGACCTCTTGCTTTAATTTCGGGAGTTATTGGCCTTATTTCAAGCGCCATCGCTGACGCAAAGCAACTTGCTCAGGATGGTCTTAATCGAATTGCAGAAGGGCGAAGCAAGATGGTTACCGATGAAGAGACTAAGATGGCCAACTTCTTCAAGGCCAAGGACGCTCGAGAAAAGGAAGAGCGCGAGGTAAAGGCTGGTCGCGAAGAAATGACACGACGCTTTTTAGAAGAAACGGAAGAAGGCAAAAGGATTAGCCGAGAGTATGGAGGATCTGACGCTGGAGCCGGAAGTACCGATATCATCAAACGCGATGCAAATATTCAAGCTCTCGCATTGCAGGCGTTCCTCAAAAGCCCAGAAGGCAAAAGGTACGCTCACATTTTTGAGGCTGAGAAAGCCACCAAGGAGAACTCATTCAAAGCCCCCGAAGGCTTCTCCAACGTCGTCGGCGTCGGCGCGAACCCAGTGCTACAGGCTATGGACGAGTCCCTCGCCGAAGCAAAAAGGCAGACCGCAGTCCTCGAAGACATCTCGGCCAATCAGAAGAGAGGCCAATACGACGACTTTACCAAGACCGAACTGAACGCCACGCGCAACGCGTCGGTCATGTCCTCAATCTAACACCTTACCACAATGGCACTCGTAAAATACGGAGACTTAATGGATAACGCCATCCTGCAACCAGGATGGAAGGTGCAAGGGGACGGCTTCGGTCTGATGACCGGGACGTGCGTCTTCAAGTCCGACAAGGATGGCAACTTCAACGTGGCCGTCATCGGCTCGTCCCATCCCGACTCGGGCTACACTTACATGAAGGCCCACAAGGTCGGCGTGTCATATGACTCCTTGAGCATCGCCACGATCACCGTGGACTATGTCGGCATCGACACTTCGTACACAGGTGGAAATTACACTAACCCGCAGATGGTCGCCAGCAACTCGCTCGGCTCGGAGAACATCACGACCCACATCAACTTCCTCGACCAAGCTGCGGGCTGGGATGGACCTATTGCGGGACGCGGTACCGCTGACCCTGGCGATCCTCCCGTTTATCCTGAAAGCGACCTAGGCCCTACGGTCAAGGGTCCGACTGGTGCCCCGGTCAAGTCCCGCATCGGTGACAACGGCGCTTGTTTCGAAAAGGCCAGCGGTGGCCGCTTCATCGGCTTTGTCGACCCGACCGTCCGCGAGCTCTACGGCAAGACCAACTACCTCACGCCGACCACGACCTTCAGTGGTTTCTTCTACACCACCGACACCACGGCTCCGGCCAAGTTCGTTGACCTCCTCGGGGCTTCCTCGAACAACGGAACCTGGGGTGGCGAGTTCTCGATTTCCATCATCCCGTCGTATGTCGGCGCAAGTGGCGACGGCGAGTTCGGTCCCAAGCTTCTCCTGTCCAACGCGAACATCGAGCGCTATGCCGGCTCCGTCCTCAAAATCAGTTACGAAGTCCGCTACACAAACGAAGGCTGGTCCCGCAAGGTCTACTACGCCGCCACCGCCGCTCCCTGAGTCATGGCTATCCGAAACGGCGCAGGCTACGTCTTCTCGACGGCCAACAATCAGTCCACGATCGGCATCGAGAAAGAGTTCGCCGATATGTATGATGGGTCGGCAAACTTCACTTGCTCGCCCTTCAAGGTGCACGGCATCACCGAATCAACCGTAGGGGAATCGACCGTCGTCAATTACGAGATTTGCCCGGGCGTCATCAACAACCTGATGCCTCAGGTATACAATGAAGCGGAAGAGGTATTTGAGTACCTCGACGCCCTCAGCGCTGGATACATTCTCAGGCTCGACTTCGCCTCGACCTCGTCCTGTTTCATCTACCTTCGCGCCGGCCCTGATCCTTCGACCAACGATTTTCCGGCTCAGGCTCCTATCACACCTTACGACCCGGACGACCCGTATCCCACGGTGTTCAACACTGGCGCAGCCCTGCCTGCGGACACCGACACCTTTGGGTACGTCCTCTTGGCTAAGGTCAACTCGCTAGGCAGCGGCGTTTACACCGTCGACCAGTACGTCACAGGCTCGCTCTGGGGCGACCGCATCAAGCTGGGGACTGACACGGCTCAATACTACTACGCACGAATCTGATGGCCTTCGTCATCGGAGACAACGTGGTCGGCATCAATACCTGGGCCAAGCTCCGAGGCGCCGTCATTCAGAACAGCATTCCTTCTAGGTATGACGGAAACGAGGTCTACCCGGACACGGGCATCGCCTTCAAGACCGAGGAGGGAAAGGGCCTGCTCAAGCGCGGGTTAACATCGGCATTCTTTATCGCCGACCTGACCATGCGGATTGACGCCGACGACCTTTACCTGGCAGCCATCAATTTCGACGACAGGTATCATTCAGTGATGATCGGGGAGGATGTCGAAAACGACTCGGCAGAAGTCTATACAATCACCGCCGACGCCTTCGTCCCGCCCGATTATCAGACCCTGACTCCAAGCCCTTCGACCTATACGATAGTCGACATCGGGCTGTTCGACCCCATCACCTGACCCCCCCCTTCCAATCGGGGCAAGTTTAAGACCCGATGAGCTGTCCTAACACCGTAACCATCTCGAGGGGCAACACCTTCGCCTGCGTCTTCTCCTGGACGCCGGGTGCTTCTGGTCCGGCCAACCTCCTGACGACCACGATCACCTCGACCTTCGAGGACAAGCAGTTCAATCAGTACGCGATGACCGTCACGAAGGCGGGCGACGGCCTGTCCTTCACCGTGGCCTACACGGGCTCGACGGCGGACTGGGCCATCGGC